GCCCCAACAGACAAACCAGCCGCGTAATACTTGTCCTTGTAGGTAATGCCAGTACCAATGCTGTATACCGCGCTTCCAACCCCATTCTGATCGAATATGGTTTGGCCTCTGACTTTAATCGCTGCGGTATTGCCGTTAACCGTTGTTGTCAGTGCTGTAACCTTCTCGGATAAAGCTTTGTCCCCCTCTGCGACTGTTTTGCTCAATTCAGTGATATTGCTATTAGTGGTATCAGTTTTTGAATTTAGCTGGGTGATTTGCTGGGATAATGCTTTGTCGCCATCCGCAACGGTTTGGCTTAATGAACTCAGGGATGCATCAGTTTTATCCGTCTTAGCATTTAAATTGGTGATATCTGTAGCAGTTGAACTCTCATTATCAGAAACAGTTTGGGAGAGCTTCGCTAAACTCGCGTTTGTCTTTTCTGTTTCAGTTTTAAGTTCTATCACTTGCGTTGCACGAGCTTCTGTTTCAGTAGCGATAGCCTCTCTCGTTACTGTAATTTCTGCTTTTCGATCCCCATTTTCTTTACGCCAGCGCTTAGAGTCTGCATCAATAGTTAAAGAGTTTATAATTGATGCCGTCGAGTTTGATATTGAATCTCCAGCTATCTCCTCAAGCTTTTTATTTGCATCAACTACATTTTCATTTAATTCTTTAAATACCTCAGACTCCTCAATGCCTTTTTTAACTTCATCAGCAATCCAATCAACATCCGTGCTGGACTCCCCTAAAACCCACTCAATCCAGTCCCCCTGATTCCCCGTCTTATCAACCAATCGAGCGCGATAGAAGAATGACTGGCCCGCGCTTAGCCCCATCTGCTGATAGCTGCGCTGGGGATACGGAATATCAGATAGAAGCATGGCTCCGTCTTCAGCATTTTTATCGTTGTACTGAATCTCAGTTTTAAGCGTATCTTCCGCCCCCTCCGGGAAGTTCCACGATAGCCCTACTCCCAATATCAAAGGCTCTGCTTTGAATCCTACAGGAAGCGGTGGTTTTCCTTCTTTGCCATTAAGCTGTGTCTCGAGTGACGTTGCCCACAGCGAAGAAATATCACTGGCGTTGATAGCACGAACACGCACCAAATAACGCCCCGCGTAGATGTTAGGGACCTCAAATCCCAGCGCTGAGGTACGAGGAACCGAAACCCAATTACCATTATCCTTTTGCCACTCAGCCTCATAAGCGATCGCATTCTTCACCGCGTTCCATGTTGCACGCAGCGTGGTAACGGCTATCCCCTGATTGATGCTCGAGTAGCTGGTAATGAGAACATTTTCTGGCGCTATCTGAACACCCGGAGGAATAACGGAAATGGGGCGATCGTCTATGCGTGCGCCGGTATCAATCCGCGCATATTTGTCTGGGTCATGATAAGCACCAACGATGGTGTAGGTGTTGTCGTTGTTGTCTGCCACACTCACAACGCGGTAGAGCTGCACGGCGAGTTCATCAGCATCAACTGCCCATACTGATTCGGCCTGCGGAGTTTCGCTGTAGTTTGTTGTTACGGTGACGAGGCGACCATTTACCGACTGCACCGTTCTTGCCTGACTGATACCAGAAGGTAAATTAACGATCAGACGGTCACCGCTCTTAATGTCTGGCTCGCGGTCGAGGCGAACATTTCGCCCTTCAACGCTGCTAATGCGGCCTCCCATAACACGCCCTGAGAGCATCTGATCGGCAACGCCAATAATATGCCCCGGAAACGGGATTAAACCATCGAGCCCCACGGAAAACTCAACCGTTCGATCTTGGCTATTACTCAATAATGCCCAGCGGCCACGGCGATTAGCTTCGCTTTGACGCGTACAACCAATGGCCGTGATCTCCGTCTGGTTCACCCCATAACGGCGTACCAATGCATTTTCGAACACTGACTCAACCGCGTCGGCATAATGATTGGCAGGGTCTGACCATCCCACCATGGCTGTGGTGTACCGCGTGCGTTCGCTCGAGGCTGAGTAGGCAAACTTCCCATTGATAACGTTGGCGCGCGTGTAGGTGTAATCCAAGTCTCGCGGCATATCTGCCAGTGTCACTATCTGGTTTTGCCCGTAACAGGTCATACCGCGGAAAATAGCAGCAAAATCTGTCAGAACGGTCCACGCATCTTCACGCGACTGAATGTACACATCACACTTAAAGCGCGGCTCCATTCCTCCACCGCCGCGACCATCGGGCACCAGTTGATCACAATACTGCGCGATACGATAAAGCTCCGATTCATCCACCTGCGTGGAGTCAATTCGCTGACCTAAACCGTAACGTTCAGAAATCAGGATGTCGTAGAACACCCATGCAGGGTTATCAGTCCATGCCCACTTAAACCCGCCCGTCCAGACGCCAGAGTATTGTCGCGTCACCGGGTCATAATTATCCGGCACTCTGACAATCATCATCTTGGGTCGGCATGTTACTTTAGGGATGTTTTGAAACTGCTTAGCGTTAAATTCCACATAGAGCAGCGCTGTGTTTGGATAGCGTAATTTGGCATCGATAACTTCAGTGTAAGCCTCAACATTCATCGTGTCGGCAATACGACCGCTATTAGCGTTGGCGGTGAGACGGCGAACACGCAACTGCCAGCCGGTTGTCGCTGTGGGTAAATCAATACGGTGGCTGCGCTCATAAAGCGTTGTCGTTTTGTCATCAACGGCAGATTTGAGCACCTCACGATATGCGCCACCATCTGTGGCCACATCGATAGCGTATTCAATTTTGTAGCCGTTCACATCGCCGTTATCTTTTTGCTGCTGCAATGCAGGCCAGCCGAACCGCAAACGCACTGCAGATAACTGAGTATTGTTAACCGCACGCACCCACGGCGCCGAGCTCTTAAGTTCGGTGCCAATGGTGATTTCATTCTCAACAGCAGGGACACCTTTGATATATTCCTGCGATTGGGTACCGGGGCGAAACTCCCAACTTACCCCCTCGAAATTCGAGCTACCGTCCTCATTAGTGAGCGGCGTTCCATCTAGGAAAATATTGGTACCATCAAGGCCACCAGCCCATTCCCCCTCACCCAATGCGAGCAATATTTTGGCAATGGCCATCGACTGGATACTATCGGGTGATTCAACCGGTGTATGCCCACTACCACCGCCGCCTTTCTGGCCTTTAATCTCGTTTATCATATTTCACCCATAAAAAAACCCGCCGTAGCGGGTCTTGTGAATTGATATGTTTATTGCTGATCTTCGGTATATATCCCAGCGGAAATAACTGCCCCGCCGATCTCTCGCTCACCATAACCGATGGCAACAGGATTACCCTGAGCGGTACTGTTAACAGGGCCGCCAAATGCATAGCTGGGTTTATTGTCTGGATCTTGACGCATTCTAATGCCAACCTGCTGGGGTGATAGCATTTGAACAACTCCGCCGAGTGCCAATGAAGCACCGGTTAATGCCAAAGCGCCCCCCCATACACCAGATGCTCCAAATGCACCTAAAACCCCGACACCCGGCGCGGCAAAAGCCATAGCAGCACCGATTAACGCTACACCTAATATTGTTTGGAATAATCCTCCACGCTTACTGCCAATAATAACTGGAACTAAGTGAATATCCTCTTTCCCTTTAGTCATTTCTATTTCAGACTCAGGTATGTTGCGCTTTCGATCATTGCCAACAAAAACAGCAAATGTGAGACCTCGCTTGTGAGCCTCCAGTAAAAACCCTTCAAAACCGTCTAAAAGATTTTTAGCAGCTTTAATCATCTTTGGGACAGAGTCTCCCCGATAAGAAAATTCACGCCCAAATCGACCAATTAACGATCCATGAAACACTATTTTTCTCAAAGGAACTTCGATAAAAGCCATTTTAAAACTCCATAAAAAAACCCGCCGCAGCGGGTTTACAGAAATAATTAATAACTATAAGCAAGAATTTATATCTTCGATTACTTCATTCTTTCTTGTATCTGGCATTAAAGGCCTAACCGTCCCCTCACCATAATAAATAACCTTAACGCCTTGCTCCTCTCTGGTTATATCAATAAATTCAAAATTACCAGCTAATGGGGAAAGAGATACCCCATTATGAATTGGCTTAGTTACAGTATTAGATCTAACACCATTAAAGGTTCGTTCATCAAGATGAGAAACAAGACACTCCACTACCTGATCTTGAGTCTTATTACTAATAAATGATTGAGTTGGTTTTTCCCTTATTTCATTAGGCGTCATACCACATCCAACTAGGCCAAACAGTGTTAAGGCTAAAAGCATTTTTTTCATGTCAGCATCCCTTTAGTTAATACTCAAAGGGTACCATAAGCTTTATTGGTTAATCAGGCTCATATGTCTGACTATCTTCACAGTTCGATCTTTCCAGTATCCCCCGTAGGGAACACGCTGACTCAACATGCCGTACATATGATGCAATAGCATCCCATCATCTAGCAGAATACCGGCATGATTTGCGACCGGCGCGGAGACTTGCATTATCACCATATCGCCCGATTGAGGTGGGCCGCTAAACTCACGAAAACCGCATTCGTACCAATTATCAAGATAGAGATTTTCACGGCCTGACTCCCACCATAGATAATCAACGCGGTAATCATTAAGCACAATGCCATGCGTTTGCCGGAAGTAGCTCATAACCAGCCCCCAGCAGTCTGTATGCCCTAATACAAACGCGCGCCCCACCAGCGGCAATTCCCCACGCGGCATCACGGTGCGCAAGTCCCCTTCAGGATAACTCACGATATGCCACGGTATTGCCATCGCATCACATTGCGCCTTATCCAGCTCACTCGGCTGCGTGGTGGCATCGGGATGACTATGCACAATCCCCGTTACGGTTCCCCATTCTTCTGCTGTAATATAATCCTCCGGAGATAAATGAAACTGTTCCGTTGGGTTTTCCGCAATATTACGGCAGGGGAAGTAACGCTCGACACGTGATTTCTGCGCCACCACGCCGCAGCATTCAGCCGGATAAGCCTCTGCGGCATGGGCCACGATAGCCTGTATCGTTTTCTCTCTCATACTATTGCCTTATCAGTGCTGCACCCGGAAAACCGCCAAACGGCACCGGATTGTTCTCACCATGCCGCTTTTGACAATCGCTGAGTAACCCACCGCATTTATCCTGACTCGGATCATCAACCGGTTGCCCATTCTCATCAAAGTAGCGCGTGCCTGCGTAATCACATCCTTTGCCTGTTCGGTACCAACCGCGTGAGCACCATGTACAGAGCGAGTGGATCTGGCGCGTCGGTATTTGCAGGCCACGTAAATCGGCAGGGCTCGCCAGCTCAAACTCAACAGTTTCATCGTTTTCGAGTGACTTACGGTCGATATAGTAAACCTGCTTTTTTTCCTGCTCGGGATCGGCGGTAGGATTGCCTTCGGGGAAGTTCTTAGCATCGAGGTAGTGAACCATCGTGTCATGGATGGTCACTTTAGCCTGTGCCATATCATCAAAGCGCAGACATAACGCCGTGATAAGCCCGTCAATATTGGACACGCTCAATGTCGGCTGCGCGGCCTGTCCATCCGTGGACATTTCCAGTCCCTCAACCTGCACCGCCCACGGGCCATACTCATTCCCCTGCCACCAGATAGATTTCGCCGGTAGCTTGTTTTCATCCCCACCGGCTGCGATGAGCTCTTTTTCTGTGTAGGGAAGCGTACAACTGTGAAACCGCAACACATCGGCACCAAAGGCCGAACCATCAACCTCAAACAGCCGGACTTTATCGCCCGGCTCTAATTTCTGAATATCTGCGTTAATCATGGATGAAATGCCTGTATGAAAGTGGCGGAAAGTGAATAATTGCCGCCGCCGAGCGCGTTCGGCTTATACTGCTCGCAGCGGTAAAGCCCCAAGGGAGATAACGGCGGTTTCCATTGGAAAGAGGTTCTACCGGCATGCCGATCGAGGAACGCCGCGATCGCCGTGATATAAGCCTCACTTCCCACAAAATTAAGATCCCAATTCTGGGCGCGAAAATTAATCCCATCCCCCGCCACCTGTGCGTACCCGTCCCCGAACTGCGCTTTACGTATTCGGAAAGTTGCATCCGCTGCCGCGTTGGTGCGTGGGCTCCACTGAAATGTTTCGATAGCCATCAGCGCCCCTTTATCGCTCGTTGAATGGTTCCACCCGGCCGCAGGTCCCGATCGCGCAACGTGCGGTATCGCTGATCGACATAACGACCAATATCGGCACCAAACTGCTCATAGCCCACAGAGGCTTGGGTCGCCGTATTCCCTGAGCTATCGATGTGGATAGTGACCTGCGGCGCGGCACTCACTGCCTGCTGATTTGCCCCAACCATGCGAACACCGAGCGAACCATCAGCGCCACGCTTGAGCGGCATAATGGCTTCCGGCCCCGCCTCCCCCATCAGCCCCGCCCCTTTTGCAAAAGCAAACGTAGTCGGACGATCGACAATTTTCCCACTAAAGGCACTCAGTGACGGCGACGCATATACGCCCCCCTTGGCATTGGGAACATAGTTTTGCCAGCCTGTCCCCATCCCCATACCTCCAGTAGCGCCAGTAGCTCCGGCTGAACTACTTGCAGCACCACCAACAAAACTGGATCCAATTCCCATAATTGAACTTAGGATCGTGTTTGTAATAAGTGCTTGTGCTGCCATATCAACCAGATTTTGAATCAGCGTTTGAGTGAGCGTTGAAAACAGATTAATCATGCCCTCTTTAAAGGTCTGTGTACGTGTAAGCAGCCCAGTAAGGATATTGGTCGTGCGCTCACGAGTTGCCTCAGCCATACCTATCGCCAAGCTATTGAAGTCACTTTGTGATTTATAAAGCTCAAGTGCGGTTTGATATTGCGCATCAGCAGAATCTTTGCTGCTCTTCTGCATCAACATTTCGTACTGATCTTTGCTTAATTTGCTGTTCTGGTAGTAGGTGCTTATCAGGCTCTGCTGCTGCGCCAGTTGATTTCTTTGCTGGGCTAGCGGATCAACATCTCCAGCCATATCAAGCTGAGGCGCTGAAACTGCATCTGCCTGCGCCTGCAAAATCTGCCGAGCGGTGTTCTGTGATAACGTGACGCGGGCTGACATATATTCCTTTTCTGTCAGTAAACGAGCATCAAAGAGTGACTTAAGATCTTGGCTGGCTTCTTTTTCTTTATTGATGGCTGCGCGAGCAGGGGAATACTGCTCAGCAAGTTCTACCCGTTGTTTCTGGTAGTTCTCCGCATTCATCAGTAATGCGCGCTGTAAATCCTGCTGGCTGGCTCCGTTTTTACCTGCTGCCGATATCAGTTTTTCTTGGCTGGCTTTTTCCTGTAAGTCAATTCTGGCAAGACTTGAAGCGTGCGCTTCTTCAATTTCTTTGCGCAATTGCAGATATTGGTTAACCGTTTCTTTTGTATGTTTGGCTGTATCCTCGCCAGTCCATGGCGTAGTGACCCCCTCACCCGCCTTAGCGGTTTGTTCGGTTAAGGTTTTGATGTCGCTTGCGAGAGAATTAGCCTGATCAGCAATACCTGTTTGCACCAGAAAGCGTGATTTACTCAGGTTATCTAGATTAGTCTTAGTAGTTTCCAGACCTTTGTTGACAGATTCGAGGTCAGCTTCGGCGCGTTTTTTATCGTCCTCTACCCCTTTTTTCTGCCCAAATGGGTCAAAGCTATCGAGACTACCAAGCCTGCTATTTGCGTCCTGAATTTCCTTCATCAACTGGTTACGCTGGATAACCTGATTCTGAAACTGGTCTTGCAGATCGATCTGCTTAACGGCCAGTTGTTTATCAGACAATTGCATCAGGGCAGAGGTTGTTTCAATAACCGCATCTTTCAGGTTAATGGCAGACTGCCTAGCGTCCTTAGCCTGCTGATGGAAGTAAAGCAGCGCGGATCCGGCAAGCATTGCTGCTCCAAATGGACCGCCCACAAGAGCTAATGCACCACGAGCAAGACCAACAGCAACAGAGGCAGCGCGAGCGGTGACAGAAACCTGACGATTCGCGGCGGCCAGTTGCATCTTGGCTCGAGTAGCCAAATTTGTTTGCTCTGTCTCTTCTCGAATTAGGCGGTTAAATTCCCCCTGATAGTTGACATTAAGTCCATACTGTTTGGCGGTTTGCTGCATCTGGCGGTAATAACCAAACTCAGCATCGTTGCGCTTTAGCGTGGCCGCTGTCGCTTCCAGCGTTTTTCTGGCGCCGTCCGCCTGTGCAATGGAGGCTGCTTTTACTGCAGCTTGATTCTGCTGCCAAGCACTGACGTTTTCGCGCAGTCCAGCGGTCAGCTTGGTAGAAATGACCGGTATCAATGTGTAGAGAGCAACGTTGGCAACAGCATTGAAATTGTCAGTGAGAAGGTTAATGCCATCGGTGATGGACTGAATACCAGAACGCATCGGACCAGTACTGCTTTGCCCGACCTTGATAATTAGCCCCTCGAAGGCACTGGTTAGCCCCATGACATCGCCATTCAGGTTATTAACACGAATAGCAGCTTGCTCATGCGCCGTCTGAGTTCCTGTAAGGGAGTGGGTCAGTGCGTCAAGCTTGTTACGGTTATCCACCAGAACAGAAGCTGCGTTAATGTTTTCAACGCCAAACATTTTGACGGCCTGTGCGGTCGATAGGTTCTTTTTCGACAGATTTTCCAGCGCACCACTAAGCCCGACGACTGAAGGTTTAAGGGTTTTGTCCGTGCCCTTTTCTAGTGAAAGAATAACGTTACGCAGTGCGGTTCCTGCCTCGCCCCCTTTGATTTCTCGCTCTGCCAAAACTTGAATAGCTGCGTTCAGTGTTTCGAAACCAACACCCGCCTGCGCCGCCGCGACACCACCATTTTTAATGGCGGCCGCTGTATCAGCAATTTCAGATGCACCAAATTTGGCACCAGCGGCGAGCACGTTGATATAACGATCGGCCTCCTGCGCTCCAGCCCCGAATTGATTTAGGGAAAGTGCCAGCGTGCGGGTTGCATCCGGCAAAGTGGATCCCGCCGCCTGAGCAAGGGTCAGTGCACTTTTTGTTGCAGCGGTGAGCCCATCTGCGGTTTGGAGCAATTCAGGTTTAGCCGACGCCATTAGCTTCAAGGCTTCAACCGCTTGACTCGCGCTGTACTCGGTGCTGCGCCCCATCTCCTGAGCGGCCTCATCGAGGGTTTTTAGCTGAGCACCTGTCGCGCCAGTAATCGCTGAAAGATCAGATAATGCCTGCCCATACTCTCTTGTCGTGGTAATAATCGCGCCCAACGACAAACCGACACCAGCGAAACCCGCCAGCCGACCAGCCACACCCGCGATGGTTTTACCCATCCGCGAATAGGCTTCATCTGTTTTTTTCGCATCCTCCTGTGCGTTACGATTGAAGCGTTTAGAAGAATTCTCAGCATCACCGTACGCACCCATTAGCTGAGATTTAAAGTTGGCTGCGTTGAGATGCAGCCCTACGGCAAGGGAAGCAACGTCAGACATTACATTAATGCTCTCATTACTGCCGCGCACTGATCGTTAACATTACTCACTGCATCGGGCGGCGGGGGTTCAGGAGGATCCATGACTTCTTCGTCTGGACGTTTGATGGTGCCAATGCGCATGAAATAAGCAAACCAATGGTAGAGCGTATCTACCGGAAGTGCGGCTATCTTTGAAGGGTCAGGCTCGCCCCAGCGGTCAGCTAACCAGAAAATCAGCTCAACCCAAGGCGAGCTGCTTAGTTTTTTTCCGCGTCCTCAAGTTTCCCCAAGGCATGCTTTTTCACGATGGCAATCGCATCGAGCAAGGCCACGTTATCATGCGCCTGCAGAAGATCAGCAGCCGTAGGCTTGTCTTGAGGATCGATAGGGCTGCCGTCAGGTTGTACTAAGCAATCGACGATTAGCTGCACACTAAGTTCTGATGCTTTTCGAGCATCTTCAGCTATCTGGCTGTCGCGCAGTGCCTCTTCATGGTCGATGAGTTCACCTGCAGTCATTCGACGAAGAAATACAGTGGTGCCAAAAATCTCAGTGGTAACAATAGTGTTTTTAGGTTTCAGTAGTGCAGATTTCAGAGCAGAGACATCGAAGGTTGACATGGTTGATCCTAAAATTGAGAAAGTAAAAAGCCGCCAGTCGGCGGCCACTAACGGAAGATAAAATCAGCTGGTAGCAGCTGTTCCCCATGCGATATTGTTCTGCTTACCCTGAACAGTGACCTGAATAACTTCGCTAGCAGGAGCGGTAATTTCATTCATCTGCCAGCCAGACAAAGCTAAGATCATATTCGCCGTGCGGCCATTTGGCAGCTCAACATAAAACTGCACGGTTTCACGATTTTCAGCAGCGTTGAGAAAATCTGCAAAATCCTGATTGGCTGGGTCGTCAATGAAACCCAGTGATTTTTCAGGCCCCTCGGGGAGATCTGAAATAAACTGCTTACTTTTATCGATGAGCGTAGTGCAATCTACAAAGCTGCCCGTCTGTCCTGTGGCACCAAGCGCTTTACAGTTGATGAGCGGTTTCATTGTCGCTACGTCGCTGCCCGCAGCCCCCCACATCACGACGGTGCCTGCAGGCAGCATCGCGTACTCAGGTGAAGTCTTATCGACCATATTATTTTCTCTCTTTGATAATGGCAGCGAGCGCTACCGTTTGTTTTCTATGCGGTCGCGGATTTCTGCCGCGAGAATGCGAAGCACTTTAGCTTTATGGTAATCGAGCGCAGGGCGAATGAACGGACTGGCAACCTGCTTAACTGTTCCCATCTCCTGCGCGAGCGCCTTAATGAAGTGTTTTTTGCTTGGACCAACGCGAAGGTAAACTGCGGTATTACCTTTGGCTTTTGAAGTGGATGAGCGGATTTTGATGGTGTCTCGCATATGCTCATTAGTTGATGATTCATCGTACCCTGCGTGATCCGTCATATCTTCAAGCACGGGCTCTAGAGCAACCTTTCCTGCTTCTCTAAGTACCTGAATACCTACCTTTTCACCAAGTCCGATTAGCTTGCGCTCAAGTTCCTGTAAGCCATTAACTTCAATTCTGATCATGTAGCCCCTTCCGGATAATAAAAAATATAATCTCGGGTACGACGGTATTTTCCTCCGTCATCAGGATCAAAACTTTCAGATATTCCAACACGCTGGACATATTGCACCGGATAGCGGCCAATATGCCCATGAGCCAAACCTTCCCAAGCTTGCCAAAGCGTTTTATCCATCTCTTCCGTGCGACTGTAGAGCGAAGATATAAAGCTAATTTGCCAGCGTCCGGCCACCAATTTTGTTCGAACCATGCCCGACTCAATGAGGGGATCACTAACCAGCTGCAATGTGACAAAACTGCTTTCGGTCTGAGGCCCTACTAGCGGATAAACATTGATATGCAGCAGTGCTTCAATTTCAGACTTCAGGTCAGTAAACACGCGTAAAATCCTCCGTACACAGCACTTCCATATTGCGCCGATCCCGAGTAGGTAAAGGAGCTGTAACCGTATAAACACGACCATTACCGCGTGGCGTCACCTCAACAAATCGTGTCGTTGTTGCCCTAACGTCTTCACGATAACGCATGAATATTTTGCTCGTGACGGATGAACGCTCAGCATTCCCGCTGATAAATTCCTTACCTGTCACGCTCCGAATATCAGCGGCGACAACGCCCAAACTGACCCACCCGATTGGCTGCCCGTGGTCGTCCCGCTCATCAGTTTTAATCTCGATCCGGACTCGATGCCGAAGACGTCCCGGTTCCATCAGGAGCCCTCCTCTTCGGCACTGCCTCGCCAGTTACGGCAGGAAAACATCAGATTTTCTGCCGCCGCATTGCTATAAAGCTGAACCTCGGTTTGGCTCGTTCGATGTTCAAACAGATCACCAAACACCAGCAGCATCGCCGACACAACCGGTGAAGGAACATCACCCGCCACCTTCCATCGAGGCTCATCACACCAGCGCAGACAGTAGTCCAGCGCCGCTTGTGCGTAACGTTTGATCACAGCGTCGCGGTCGTCGCCGTCAAATTCAATGTGCTGACGCAGTTCGTCAATAGGCACAACGTCGAGAACGTCTATTACCATAAGCATAAGGACGGGTTACCCCGCCCTTCCTTTTTTAGCTGTTTTGTTCTGCGAAAGTGCCTTTGATCAGCGCTTTCGGAC